TCGGCGCGCGCGGGCGCAGTGACGACCGGAATTCGACGCGGCGGCGATCACGGTCCCGCCGGTCTTCCACGGCCGCGCATCAGCGGGTTCGGTGGTCAGCCCATCTGTCCTGCTTCGGCGAACACACTCCACGGTCCGGCAGAGCGGGGCGTAGCGGGGCAACCCGTCGAGACCCGCGGCCGGCTTTCTTATAGGGGCATCGCAAATGGCAGACGGCAAGACTCTCAACGGGAAATTCCCCCCGGCCTGTCCGCTGTGTGGAGACCCCGGGATATATGCGCTGTGGGTTGGCGACGAGCCCCCGGTCGGCTGTGGCCAACCATTCGACGCCAAGGGTCGCGAGATAGAGGTGCGGACCGCTGCCGACTGTCACTACGCCATGGGAAAAGCTGCGCAACAGGCGCTCATGCGGAAGTTAAAGCCGGACTGTTTTGACGATGCCGGCGCGATCAAACCGGGACGCCTGGCAGAAGTGCTACTGGCGCTTCCTGCCGACACCGAACTTTTCTTGTGAGGGAGGCGATGACGTGACCAGACGGTTTCGTAATCTGATCGGCAAGATCGTCTCGCCGGCGAACATGGCCGACGCCTATCGCCTGACCTGCGCCGGCAAGCGGCAGACCTCCGGCTATCTGGAATTCAAGGAATACGCACCGCTCAACCTCGCCGAGCTCGCTCGGGACATGGCCGAAGGGAGCTATGTCGCCGGCGCGCCGAGTGAATTCCACGTGTTCGATCCCAAGAAGCGGCTGATCTCGGCACTCCCGTTCCGCGATCGCGTCGCTCAGCAGGCGCTGTGTCTCGTCATCGGGCCGATCTTTGACGCCGCGCTCCTGCCCCGCGCCTTCGCGTGCCGTCCCGGCAAGGGCGTTCATGTCGGCGTCGTGCAATTGCAAAGCGAGTTGCGCCATCTGACGCGGGACGGCGCAGCGCTCTATTTTCTCAAGACCGATTTTCGCGGCTATTTCGCGTCGATCGATCACGCGATCCTATGGCGGCTGATCGAAGCGAAGATTTCCTGCCGCGCGACGCAGCGGCTGATCGAGGCGATGGTCCCTCGGGCGGGCGTCGGCTTGCCGATCGGCAGCCTGACGTCGCAAATCTTCGCCAACCTGTATCTCGGTGCGACGCTCGACCGTCACCTGCAACAGACGCTCGGCGAGGACACCTGGTATCGCTACATGGACGATATCGTTGTGCTCGGCGCCGATCACGATCATCTGCGAAGCCTTAAGCAATCAATCGAAACCTACGCGCGCGACCGGCTCGGCCTCGCCTTCTCGAAATGGAGCATCGCCAGCATCGCGCGCGGAGTGAACTTCCTCGGCTATCGCATCTGGACCACCCACAAGCTGCTGCGCAAATCGAGCGTCACGCGGGCAAGGCACAAGCTCAAGGCCTATCGCGCGCGCGGCGAAACGGAGCGGCTGCGGAAGTTCACGGCCGCATGGCTGGGCCACGCGCGCTGGGCCGACAGCGCCAATCTGATCAACAGCCTGGGATTGCAGCAGCCGGAGCGGCGGACATGACCAGCGAGCGCCAGGCCGCACGCGAGGCCGCCCTCAAAGAACATATCATGTCGATGCCGGCGAACCTGCTGCGCAACTATCTCTGCGACCATGTCGACGGCGCCGCGGCGATCACGACTGAGACGCTGATCGTTGCGCTACATGCACAATCGAAGATGCCGCAGATCGGGGAATCAGAATGAAGGCCCGCAAGCGCGTCTCGATCACGAAAGGAGGCTGCGACCGCTGCCCGGCTCGCTGGCAGGGATCGAACGCACATATGCTCGCCGGCAAGCACAACAAGCAAACCGGACATCCGACTTGGTCCCATACGACGGGCGCGCTGCGCCAGCGCCATGGCACCGCCGCTCAGCAAGAAAGGTTGCTCTGATGGGCTACCCAACCCCTATCGAGTGGACCGACGCCACCTGGAACCCGGTCGGCGGATGCGACATCTATACGCCTGGCTGCACCAACTGTTATGCGATGCGCCTCGCGGCATCGCCGCGGCTGCGCGGGCACCCACTCTACAGCGGCACGACCAGGATGGTGAAGGGCAACCCGGTCTGGAACGGTATCCTGACAGTCGCCGCTGACAACCATCCCGTCTGGGGATGGCCGATGGGCTGGCGCGGCGCAAAGGAGCCGAAGCTCGGCACCGGCAAACCCTCGATGATCTTCGTCGGCGATATGTCGGACATGTTCCATAGACGCCGTCCGATCGCGGATATCGACCGGGTGATGATCGCGGGTCTGCGTTCCCCTCACATCGTCCAATTGCTGACCAAGCGCGCCGACGTGATGGTCGATTACGTCAAGAATTTCTCGCACCAGCGCGCGGTGCTGAATTGCGCGGAGGGCGACGGGTCGATGGTGCCGACGATCCTGCGCGACAGCTACGACAGCCTGGAGCGGAAGTTCGGGTTGCGCGACCCATGGCCCGGCCAGCCCGACTGCTCGGCATGGCCGAATCCGCGTCTCTGGCTCGGTTTCAGCGCTGAGGATCAGCGCCGCATGTCGGAACGCTGGTCGGCTGTGCGGCCGCTCGCCGAAACCGGGTGGCAGATATTCATCTCGGTCGAGCCCATGCTCGAACGGATCGGCCTGCCGCACGACGTAGGCCGCATGCCGAAGAAGCCATGGATTATTTGCGGCGGCGAGAGCGGTCCCGATGCACGGCCGGTGCATCCCGATTGGGTCCGGCGGCTTCGCGACGACTGCGCGCACTACGGCCTGCCGTTCTTTTTCAAGCAATGGGGCGGCTGGACCGAAGTCGATCCCAGCGAGCCCGGCGCGCAGCTGATCGGCTTCGACCCCGATGTCGCCGAACACGATTGCGCCTTCGACCAATCCCGTGCCGCCTACATGGTGCGCGCCGGCAAGAAGGCCGCTGGCCGGAAGTTGGATGGCCGCACGCACGATGAATTTCCGGAGTTCGGATCATGAACACAGGCGAAATGCTCGACGAGCTCGCGAAGGTGGGCAAGCCACGGCTCTCGCGCCAGGATACTGGCTGGTTTGCAGCGGTGGAACTGCCAGCGCCGGCCGGTGTGCAGGCCGTCGTGCGATCGGACTTCAGCCATCCGACGCATAGGAGTGCGCTGACGCAATTGCTGGCGCGGGTCGGAGAATTGCGACCAGTCGCGCCACGAGCAGGTGCGTCACTGATCGATGGCACCGTTGTGGGTCCAGGTCCCAGCTCCACCGCTGTCGACGATCAGCTCACGCCCGACCCGAATGGAGATGCCAATGCCTGATCGAAATACGAAGATCGGCCGCCTTGCGATGCGGGCGGAAGGCGACAACTGGAACGCCTACTATGCCATGCCCGATACGATGGACGGCGCGATCTTTCTCGGATCGATACGGCTTGCCGCAGTGTCTTCGCTGCATCCCGAACGCAAACAGGCGTTCATGGACATGATGCGCGACCTGGTCGCCGATCTGATTGAAGAAACCAGCGGCGTCCGACCGACTTGGGGTGGCCCGGAGACGGCGCCGGAGCATGAGAGGTCGGGCACGGCATGACCAGCGAGGCCGACGCGCTGACACTTCCCAGCATCGCCCTTGCTGTACGGCAGCCCTGGGCGTGGGCGATCATCCATGGCGGCAAGGACATCGAAAACCGCAATTCTCACTCTGTCTCGCTTGGCGGAATGAAGCCGGGTCGCATCGCCATCCTCGCGTCGCGCGGGATGACTAGAGCCGAATACGAGGAAGCCGTCGAATTCATGGAGGGTCTAGGTGTCGCGTGTCCACACCCTGCCGATCTGCTGCGCGGTGGAATCGTCGGCGAGGTTCGCGTCACCGGCATCGTGCGAGAGAGCGATAGCCCTTGGTTCTTTGGGCCACGCGGTCTCGTTCTCGCCGACGCCAAACCTTGCGCATTCGTCGCTGCGATCGGCGAGCTCGGATATTTTCAATGGCGCCGACATGATGCCGGCGCGCCGTCGTCGCTGCCGTGGATGGTCAAATATCGCCGCGCACCATCGCTGGCCGCGCCACTGGCCGGAACGCTGCTATTATTAAACCCGTCCGTCTCCAGCTCTCCCGCCGCAAGGGCTTCGATCTGCAGGCGCTTAGCATTTCGATCAGCGGGCTGCCCGCAGTAAACGTGGCGCGGCCTTCGATCTGGGGAAATCCGTTTGTCGTTCATCATCCTGGTTCCGAGTTCGCGCGGCC